ATCTACAACATGAACGTCGTAGCAGAAAACGACTACGTCCGAAGCGGTATCATGCGCTACGGTCCTCTGGTTGAACTAGGTAACGGTGTTCAAACCTTTATCCTTTCACAGGATAAGTCGTTCTCAATTTCAATCGACCGTGGAAACCGCGAAGACTCAAAGATGGTTCCTGCCATCGACGAGGCTGTTAAGCGCCAAGTCCGCGAAGTGTCAATCCCTGTGACTGACATTTACCGCCTGAGCATCGCAGCTACTTATGCAGTTGCTAACTCCCAGTCGGTTGTCCTGGCTATTACGGCTTCAAACGCCTTTAGCTCAATCCTAACTCAGCGCGCTGCCTTGCAGGACGCAAAAGTTAGTCTCGACGACATGGTGTGCTACGTCACTCCTGCTGTCGAAGCGTTCCTGTGGCTCGACCCAACCTTTAAGTCTGCTGTAAACCTAGCTTACGCAAGTAAAGTTACTGGTGTTATCGGTACGGTCTTAGGTATGACGATTGTTACTTGCCCAACTAGCTATTACATCGCTAACTTCGGCTTCATGCTCATTTCCAAAAAAGTGCTTGTCGCTCCAACGAAGTTCAACGAAATCAAAACTGGTGACGGCTTCCCATTCGGTATTAGTGGTATGGTGGCCTTTGGTCGTCGTTACTACGACTGCTTCATTCCTGCCAACAAGGGTGTCGCCATTCGTGTTCAAAAAATAGCTTAATAGAAAGGTAAGAAAATATGGAAAATGGTTTAACCGCAAAGCTCAAGGCTTCCGCTCCTGGTCAAACAGCAGAGGAAACCAACAGCGCAACAGGTACCGCTGGACTGTATCGACACCCTATTAGTGGCGCTGAGGTTATAACCCTCAGTGACCCACTGTACGGCGATGCACAAAGCGAAGCCGCTCTCCGCGTCGGATTTGTCCGTGTGCGAGACTCAAAGCCCGAAGAGATTGTGCAAATCAATCTTGTTCAGGAAGTCACATCTGCTAAAACAGGTGCTGGCGCAAGTGACGACATGAAGGGTCTTTTGGCTCGCATGAACGCACTTGAGGCTGAAAACGCCGCACTAAAGCAGGGTACAACTCCTGACAGTGCTAGCCAGGTTCCTGGTGGCGAACAAGCTAAAGTAGATGGTGCAAACGCTGTAAATGCTCAGGCATCTACAACTGATGTTGCTCCTGTCCAAAACGTAGCTCCTGCCGATGGCGTAGCTGGCGATAGTGGTACAACTCCAGCCGTACCCGAAGTCGTCCCTGCCGATGCAAGCGTAACTGGTGGTGCCCAGCCTGCACCTACTGATGTTGTTGGTGGTCCTGCCACTGGACAACCAGTGCCAACCGTTCCTAGTACCGATGGCGTTAAAGACGCTGGAAGTGTCCAGGCTCAGGCCGCAAGTGCCGCAGCCGCAAATGGTGAGTCTACCCAGACTCCCGAAGCTCCCGTTGCTCCTAACGATGCGTCTAACGCAACGCCAACAGCTAACGATGCTAGCACCGCTAGCGATAGCACCGAAGAGAACACCCCAGATGGTGCCTCTACCTTGCCACTCGCTGAGCAAAGCACCGATGAACTCAAAGAAACTGCTTCTGCCGAGGGCCTCGATGTCGCAAACCTTTCAACAAACGAAGATTTAATTGCCGCTATTGAAGCAAAGCGCGCAGAAAGTGGTAAATAATCATGGCTAATGCAACTGATGGCCGCGTCTCTGTAGACGTTTCAACCAACAAAACACTGGTAGCTGCTGACTCTGGTATCGTCCAGAACGTAGTTGCCGATGGTATTACAATTACCTTGCCCTCAACGGCTTTGGGACTTGAATATATCGTCCGCAATGGTGGCGCGAAAGTAAACAGCGGTGGCCCCGCTGGTGCCGTCTCAGACGGTAGTGTGCTTGTCACTGTAGCCCCTGCGGCTGCTGACGGTTTCACTGGTAACGGTTTCACCGCTGCCGTGAACAAGGCCGCTCTTAACACGAAAGCTACAAGTAACGTGGGCGACGAAATTCGCTTTAGCGGTACTGGTACTGCTGGTGTTACGGGTTGGGTACTCGGTGCCGTAAAAGGTATCTGGGCCCGCCAGCCTTAATCCAGCTTATGGATTGCAAAGAGAGAGCTTTCGGGCTCTCTTTTTTGTTATACTTGTGCTTAGTGAAATGTGGTATTATGAGTTCATAATCTAATGCAGGAAAACTAAAAGTATGGTTACTACCAAGATTTACCAGAACAACGGAAGCGAAACAGTCAATATCATTGGTGTTGGTGAAATCCCTGCTGGCGAAACGCTCAGCGTTACCAGTGAGTACCACCAACCTGTCGTGATGGCAAATTACCCCGATGTTGTGGAATTGGTGGACGAAGAGGCAAAAGCCGACCAATCAACTGCTACCGAAACACAAGCCCAACAGGAGACACAAAATGAAGAAACTGTTTAATATTCCGCTTATTGGCCGCGTTATTGTCGCTACCGACCGTTTTGGCTCTGCTACTCGCTCAAAGATTGTTACTGGCGACCAAGCTTATGAAACTAATCTTTCTGTCGAAGTCCGTGATAAAAATGGCAATCTCAAGAAAGCCAAAGATGTTATGGACCTCAATTGGTTCGACCGCTTGCGTTTTGGTAATAAAACAGCTATCGACCTTGGTTCAGGGCTTGTCACCAACGTAGGCGTACTCGCTCTCGCTAATGACTGGAACTTAGCAGGACCATCGGGCGCTCCAATCAATACAATCAAGCTAGCAAACTGGCATCACACAGGAACGGGCGCTACCGCTGCTGCCGCCACCGACATCAAAATTCAGACTATTTCAACACAGGGTGGCCAGACACCAGTGGCAGGCGCTCAAAGCCTTATTTCAGCCGCTAACTTACAGAAGTACCAGACTGTTGCTACTATTCCTTTCACGGGGACCGAAGCAGTTACAGAATGGGGCTTGATTTGTGGTTCGGCCGTTTCCAGTGCAACTGGTTCGCCTGCTACGGCTGGTTCAGCTACTAGCGCTACCGTCACGAGTACGCCACTTACGGCTAGTTCTAGCACCGTCCAGGGCTTGCAGCAAAACATTTTCCACGATACTGGTAACGCTACGCCACTTTGGGGGCTTGTTACCTCTAACACAACCTCAGTTGTCACGGTTCCTGCCTGGTACAAAGTATCCGACGGCACTGCCGCTGGTACGACTCCAGCTAACACCGACACATTCGTAACTCGGCCAGTGCTCTGGGACCACAAAGTTTTCAGCGCCATTAATGTAGTATCAGGTGACTCTATCCAGTTCACCTACCAACTTACGGTAGTCAGTGGGGGATAAACCTCATGGCTGATGCACACAAAAACTTCGCATATTCCACAGTAGCAACGGCACCAAGCACACCGACGGCTGGTACTTCTTTGGTGGTTGGTGCTGGCGCTGGCGTAAACTTCCCAGCCGCCCCTTTTAATGCCACCGTATGGCCCGCTGGTTCCCAGCCGACTGTCTCCAATGCGGAAATTGTCCGTGTTACGGCTATTTCGACCGATACTTTTACAATTACTCGTACTCAAGAGAGTAGTGCTAACCGCTCTATCTTGGTGGGCGACCAGATTGCCGCAGGCATCACTGTAAAAGCTCTCACGGACATTGAGCCGTATATTAACCCTACGGGTGCTATTAGCCCGTATGCGGGTCGTACAGCGCCTAGCAACTGGTTAATTTGTGACGGTGCCAGTGTTTCGCGCACCACTTATGCAAACCTTTTTGCGACCATTGTGCCAAATGTGGGCAACCCGACTGTTACTATTGCCACTCCTGGCGTGTTTACGCTGGCCTCTCACGGCTTTCAGACAGGTGACACGATATTCCTTACCACTACGGGTGCTTTGCCTACTGGATTGACCGCAAACACGGTTTACTACGTTATTTTTGCTAGTTCAAGTACATTCCAGTTAGCAACTACCTTTGCAAATGCCCTTGCGTCCACGGCAATTACTACGTCAGGTACACAGAGTGGCACCCACACCATTTGGGCGTGTCCGTACGGGCTTGGTGACGGTTCTACTACTTTTGGTGTTCCAGACCTCAAAGGACGCGTTGCAGCGGGTAACAATTCAATGGGTATTGGTGGTGTTACTAGACTTACTCTATCGGCCACTGGTGGTTCAGCGGGTAACTTAGGTGCAAGTGGTGGTGAACAGGCTCACCAACTTATTACTGCCGAAGTCCCATCTCATACTCATACACTTCAATCATTCACCGCGGGTGCTGGTGGTGGTGGACAGCCACTTAGTTCAAATAACACTGGTAGCCAATCTTTCCCTGCTACTAACTCCATCGGTGGTGATGGTTCTCACAACAACGTCCAGCCTACTCTAGTCGTAAACTACATAATCAAGACGTAATGCCATGTTTGGAACAAATTACTTTGGCCAACCATACTACGCCCAAGGCTATGCAGGCACGGTCGCGGGTACCGTCTACACCTCGACACTCACAGGTAGCTTGACTTCCAGCGGCGCTCTCCCAAAGCAAACGGCTCGTATTGTCACGGCTCAGCTCACATTTACAGGGGTATTTGCAAAAAAAAATCAAAAGACTTTCACTGCCAACCTTAGTTTTGTTGGTGTATTTCTGAAAACTATAAAACGCCTCTTGACTGCCAACCTCAGCTTTACAGGTGCATTTTCTCGCCAAAACAAAAAAACGCTCACTGCCAATCTGACTTCTACAGGCAATTTGAAAAAATCTACGGCTCGGTTGCTCACAGGTAGCGTGAGTTTCATTGGTTCACCGTTCTTTAAACTGATAAAAATGCCGTTTACTGGCAGCGTTAGTTTTGTTGGTAACTTCTTTAAAACACCTAAAAAGCCACTCACGGGCCAGCTTAGTTTCATTGGTGGCTTTACCAAGCGCGCTAATCGGTCGCTCACTGCTAACCTCAGCTTTTTAGGGGTGTTTAAGAAGACCACCAAGCGGTTACTCACTGCTGGCGTGTCGTTCAGTGGATTTTTGGCACATTTATTTGGTAAATTCTTCATTCCGACTCTAACTTTTGTTGGTAGCTTTGCCAAAACCACGATGAAAGTATTTACGCCGACGCTCTCATTTAGTGGCCTGATGTCGTTTTTCCACGCAGCTATGGTCCGACCGCTCAGCATTATTATGAATACTTTTAGCCGTACCTCTGATATGAACGAGTCGTCTACTTCGGCTAGCCTGTCGGGCGCTAGTCCAGTTGTAGGCTTATCTGACGCCACCAATAAAAGTGATATTACAAGTAGTAACCCTAATGCTATAATCAATTCAGACGATAATAAAAGGACGCTAGGAAACTAATATGGCAACACAAAGAATTACCACCGTTCAAGGAAACACCGCACCACCACTGTTACTGACCGCTAAGCGCTCTGGCACTGCTATTGACGTTACTGGTGCCACAGTTGATGTAATAATTGCAAAGGGTGGTGTTCAAGTGAACACTGGCCACACGTTGTGTACCATCGTTACGCCGACGTCGGGTATCGTAAGTTATACTCCTCAAGCGGGTGATTTTGCCACTCCTGGCACCTATAAGGCTGATTTGCGCGTTACCTATGCTGATGCAACAGTTGAGACTCTGTATGACCAACTTTTAATAAAAGCTAGGAAACACTTATGATATTATCTGATATTCGTTTTTCGGTTCGTAACCGTCTCGATGACACTAGCTTTGACCAATCCACTGTCGATGAGGCTATTAACTTCGTTCACGACGAAGTTTTCAATGAACACCGTATCCGTTTTATGGAAACGAACGATGACCTTTTTGTTTCTCCGAACGACACTACCGTTGATATGCCCGACGACATGCAAACACTGATAAATGTTCACGTTACTAGCCCGATAGTCTACAACATTTTGAACAAATACATGGAGTACGGCGATTTTATGAAAGCCTACCCTGGCTATATGACATACACGCCCTCAGAAGTATATTTGTGGACTGATTTTGGCAATGCTATGCGATTTGCTTCACCTGTTTTGGCGGCCACCACCATCAATATCGACTACCTACGCCGACCACAGCTTTTGGTGGGTGATGATGACATCTCGGATATTCCCGACCAGTACAAAGAAATGGTCGTTTTAGGTGCTCTAGCCCGCTGTATGGAGCGCAACGAAGACTACGGCGAGGCCAGTAGCGAGCGCAACAACTATAATGCTCTGAAAACTACGTTTATTCGCAATGAGGGACGCGGTGGCATCAAACTTGGCCCAACAATTATGCGTACTAACAGGCGTGGACGAGGAAGTTACCGCGCAGATAGGGACTTCTAGTTATGCAGTCGGCATTTTCACCGCCGCGCGGCAACCCACAGGCTACAGCTCAGCCAGCCGTTGAAGAAACCTACGACTTGCGTGGGCTTGATTTAATTACGCCCGATGAAATCATGGGGCCAGGTCGCAGCCCGTGGACGATTAACTCGCGTATGCGCGCCCGCAACGATGGTGAAAATCGTGTTGCTAACCGTACTCGTAAGGGTTCAGGCCATCTATCGACGCCTGTAGGCCAAGTTATTGA